GATGTTGTCATACATCCATCGATAAATGTCTGGCATTTCCTCAGGTCGAGCTTTTGAACACAATAATTTTCTAGCTTCAAGTATTTTTCCAGCTTTGAATAATTCAACCATTTCAAATTTATAGTCTAAACTTCCTGCATCTTCTTTGTGAGGACTATGTAATTGACTATCGTTGGTATTTTGCTGTAGCAAATTAATACACTTGCGCAAATCTGGATATGTTGTACTAACATACAAGTCCAGTGTTTCTAAATCAAACTCTACATTCTCTTCCACGAGGATAGTAGCACATCGAGCAGTAAATTCTGTTTGATCCAATTTGGTAAAATGGAATTGTTGGCAACGACTATGTAACGCTGGAACAACCATATTAGGATTATTACAGGTTAGAATAAATCTAGCAAAACTACTATATTCTTCAACAATGCCTTTTAGCGAATCCTGTGCTTGTGGACTAAGTCGATCTGCTTCGTCTAACAATACAACTTTAAACGGCCCCCACGCAATAGCACTAATAAATGGAACAATCTTATTACGGATAAAATCAATACCTGTTTCGCGACTTGCGTTAACTTCTAGCAAGTCAGCGTCTTCAATACCAATTTCATTAACTAAAATCTTTGCCATAGTAGTTTTGCCAATACCTGGCGTACCACTTAACAACAAATGCGGAATTGATTTTTCTTTGATCCAACTTTCAACTTGACGTTTTTGTGCATTATCACGCCACACATAACCATCAAGTTTTGCTGGCCGGTATTTTTCTACCCATAATTCTTTCATTGTAAAACTTGCCTTTCGAATGTTTTAACTTTGCCACGACTAGCACTAATGCTGTCTACCATATTATTATAATCTTCTTCGTTCATAGCACTTTTATAAATGGTCAATGCTTGGGTCATCATGATAGCGGCTACTTCCATAGCACCATATTCACCAGCCATGTCATCTGCAAATTTTAAAAATTTACTGTATAAATCTTCTAACTGTGTATCTGTAATCATACTAACTCCTCAGCAACTCCTAGCAATTCAGCAACTAGGAATAATACTGCGGCTGTTTGTATTTCGTAATATGCTAAAAACCCACAAGCAATAATTCTTAATCCACTTTTTACTAAACTTACATTTTTGTGTGTAAAAAATGGTTTACTAGATTGAGTAGTATCTGTACTATCTAACACACTCTTTGCCTTTTTAATATCTTCCAATGCTTCGCTATGTGTACTCATATAAATCTCCTTTATTGTAGTATACAGGTGAAAACAGGGCTAGTCAATAGCCCTGTTGCTCAAACCGATTAAATTAATTTTCAAACATTGGTCTTGAAAATGTAGTAGGATCAAATGTAGCGTGTGATACTTGGCCGTGTACACCAAAGGTATCTTCGGAAGGCATATCATCACTTACTGCTAAAATAGCTTTGATATCTGCACGTCTGATAGTAATTTCAGTTCCGTCCTCTTCGACTACTGTAACACCTCGAGTCCATCGTGCGTGTTCAAGTAAAATCCACTCGCCAACTTTAACATCTTTTTGTTCAGGTCCAATGGCCCAAACGCGGCCCCAGCGATGCCTCACGCCTTCGCTTTTACCGTCATCACTTGGTAATACAATTCCGCCTTTTGATACCCGAGCATCAAAGTTCATATCTGTGACTAATACATTGTCACGAATAGGTATAAGTTTGCCTGTTATCTTGCTCATTCAAAATCCTTATCCGCCTGTGCTTTTTCTGCCAACAGCTCTTCGCGTGTTTTAACAATTTTGCCGCCTGGGCCTAATTTATCACCACGTGCATTGACTCGCATATTGCCAACAGCAATAGTCATTTCATTTTGATTAACTAATTTACCCATATCAATTTCTTTACCTTGCATTGTACGATAAATTTGTTTTGGTTGTTCTTTCATTCCCATATTAATCTCCTGGATTATAGTATTACTTATCTGAGGAATTCTTGCCAGTCTAAATTATATTTGATACTGTCGATTTTATGCACACCTATCAAAAATAACACATAGCTAGCAACACTAGACCCTCTGCCCACTCCCCAAACAATATTGTTTTCTTTACAAGTATCTACAAAATATTTTAGCCAGCGTAGCAAATCCAGCATATTGCGTTCTTTGAAAGCCGCCAGTTCTTCTGATACTCTGGTATGTTGCGGATCCCATGGAGGAGTTTGCTCCCATATCCATGCTTCAATGTCTAGTGTTTTGTAGTTGTCTGGCATAAACCAGTCAGTTTGGAGACTATTGTCGTATTCTTCTAGGCTAATATCGTAGTCGTCTAGAGGATTCCAAAATTGTAATCTTGTTATTTCTTCTAGTTTTGTAATATCTTCGTTTGATTCAACAAACATTTCAGGCGACAATGTTTGACCTTTATATAAGGCTTCAAAAATATCTTTGTCGTTAAAAATTGGATTGCTGTATTTGTCTAATCGCATTCAGCTATATTAGCTGACTTTGATCAAGTTGTCAAGACTTTTATCTTTCATTTGTTCTTCCCACATACGTCTATTGCGTTCAGAAAGCTCATAACGTAGATCATCTAGCACTTGGGCTATTTGTCTTTGAACATCTGGGTTGCGAGTAAGAAAATACTTTTTAGTCAAATCATTAATTCTACTATGTATTTCCTGATCCTTTAACCCAGACAAATCGGAAAGTAACGGATGCATTTTTAGTTGTATTCGCCAATGTAACGCATATACACGTTAGCACCGCCATCGCGAGTCCATGCTTCAATAACTTTTGGATTATCACCGGTTAGTGCAGTAATCGTAGTAGCTACTGTAAAGGTTCCACTACCGCCACCGCCAGAAAAGCTAACAGTTGGATTACTTGTATATCCGTCACCTGCACTGGTAATAGTAATACCACCAATTGCAAACTTCATTACAACACGAGCACCTGTACCTTGAGTAGTACCTGTTCCGCTGAGTGAACTAGTAGAGTACGATTGGTTGCCTAATGGTAATGATAATGTTCCGCCAGATAGTACTGATACACTACCAATTGGACCTGTACTGTCTGTTGTTACGTAAGTTATAGTTACACCAGTTGCTCCAGCTTGTGCGGCCGCAGACAACGTGATAGAATATGCATTCATACTTGTCTGGCCACCAACTCCGGTCGCTGTAGCATTAGTTGGATTATAATCGCTTATTGTAGCACCATCAGGGATACCGGCACCACTAACTGCAACACCAATTGCAATATTTCTAAAATCACTTACAGAAGATATGTATAGGCTAGAGTTTACAGTAGTAGCAGTAAACGTTTGATTTAATGTTTCTACTCGTAAAATAATACCAGGGAAAGCATTAACTATAATTTGATCTTGTGCTTTATATCCGTTACCTGAATAGCCACCGGATACTGTAGCTGACAAGCAAGTATAAGTAGCAGTACCTGTAGCATGAGTTCCACCTGCCTGTAGTCCGCCGCCCGAGAATTGAATAGTAGTTGCAGATGTAAAATCAGTTCCGCCGTTCTGCACCGTTACACTAGCTAAACTTTCTCCACCTACTGTAATACCTTTATTGATTGTACCTGGTAATGTTGGAAAAGCAGTATCGTAACGTAGAACACCTGCGTTTTCTGTTGAGAAACTTGGAATTTGAACAGCAGTTTGATTACTGTAAATCATCAAACGGACCGCGGCATATTTGCCAGCAGTTGGCCAGTTCTTAAATGTTAAAGTAGCATTGGTGTTAAGTGTAACACTTTGCAAAGGACCGTCTGTAACACTAATGTCACTATTAGTTGAAATTTGTCCTTTATCTAGTGCAACACCATAAAATGTTTTAACTACAGCATTTGACAGCACGTTTTGTCCAAAATCGTTAGCCGCATTTTTAAATGCCGCATTGTTTTGAAGGGCTGTAATTTCAGTACTAGCTTGTCCTAGTCCTGATTTAATTACACCAAAGTTATCTCTAAAACCTTGGCTATTGTTATCTTGCCCAGCAACTGGGTATGTGGCATCTACTGAGCCAAAGTTGATTAAACTTGCGGTTGGGTTTGGCATACTATCATCCTATTTGTGATTTCTATATATTTAGTGTTTTTCATACCGTTGTAGTATGATTATTAAATACTAGGTATTTATCGCTAGATTGACCCGTTACAGAATCTATTATGTAGCGATCTGCGGTATAATCTAGGGTTTTAAAATCAAAACCGCTATACTTAATATTCAAAATAATGTCGTCTGCGGTTCCAGGCAAACAATAACAAAGCGGAACCGCTAATTTATATCCTAATTCTAGCTTCTGTCCGGGCTGTATACTACGCATCCAAAGCGGCAGATAATTACGTTCTGTTTCACCTACGGTAGCAAGACTATTTCTCCAGTTTGTAACACTACTAATATAATGCTTGTTAGGAGAATCGTCAGATATGTTATAAGCTGTACTATCAATAGTAACATCGGATATTGGACGATCTAACCAACTTTCTGCTAAATTTAAAGTAGCAGTATCTGATGGATTCGCCCATATTGCATTACTAATATCGCTGGTTAATTTAAATTGATCTCGAACATTGTTAATAATAAACTCGCTTGGTGCTTGTGCATTAGGCTCAAGCGGATCGATTATTTGCAAATATACTACTTCATAAATGATATTTTTATTTTTAATAGCGGCCGCTTTAGCAACACCACCGATGTGGAATCGTTTTTTCTTGTGATTCAGACCCATGGCGCCTAGATATTTTGCCGCATTTGATGTTTCCAAACCTGCATAAATTAACATAGCTAAATCTTTTCTAACCCCAAAGTTTGGATCGCCTGGTCGGAAAATACTAGAAGTTGTAAAAATAGATGTATCTGAAATAAATTTTCTAAAGTTTGTTCGTTGAGTCACACTTAATAACGGTTGTACTTTAAGATTGCTGTATAGTTTCTGATTAGGTGTACTTACAGTTAGTACAAAATCTTTAACGCTATCAGTTAACCCGTATTGATCTTTAACATACACTGTAAATTTATAAATCCTATCAAATGTAGTTGCTCCGCCGTCTATGCTAAATCCGGGGTTATCTGAATCGAATAAGATTAAACCTCGTGTACCTATTATATCGTATTGATGATTAGTATCAATTGTAGTAAATTTTGCATCTAGTGTAAGCGAGCTATCGTCAATTGTAGTAAATCGTGCAAAGTTTGGTGTACCGTATTGATTTACTTTACCAACAAGTTCTCCGTAGGTTGTTAGTTCTACGCCTGGTGGCAAATTACCAGACACAACTGTATAAATTAAACTACTATTAAGAACTGTTGATGCTGATATTTGTATATCAGATACAAAGTTTGCAGGAATAGTACCAAGATTGGAATCAGTAATCCATTTTATAGTATTGTCTATATCGCCAATAATTCTTAAATTGAATGTTCGTTGAGCAACAATAGGTTGAGTGTCGCCTCCTGCTCTAGAAGCAATAATCGAAAATGAGTAATTTTTAGCAACTGCTGGCTGGAATGGAATTCTTCCAGCAATAAAAACTTTATTACCAACTGGGTTAAATGTTAATCCCGGCGGCAACTCTGCAAGCCTCCAGTAGACTGTGGAATCGTTGTTGGCAATAAATGTAATACCTGATTTATGTGCAGTTATACAAATGTACGTTCGTGTATTATAAGTGACTGCGTCGTCAACTCTGTATACAGAATTATTTTTCCATGCATCTGTTGCTCCTAGTGTAAAAGTAACAGGATATGCATCCACTATTTCTAAAATTTCTAACTGATAGGTAACATAGTTATCAGCTCTGGCCACTCCTAAATTGCCGCTGGTAAGCCATATAGGTTCTTGTAAGAATGTAATATCCGCAGTAAACAGGTCGCTATCGTTTGTTAATTGAGTATAATCTGCATAAAAACTATCGTCTCCAATTACAAAGATTGAAAACTTTCTTTTCACGACAACATCGCCTGTTGATACACTAATTAAAAATTCGTAAGTTTGGTTTAAGGCACGGGGAGCCTTAGTAGGTGTACTATAGTCAAAATCTACAGTGTCAAAAATATAACTATCGTAACCGTTAGAACTTCTAATACCAAAGTCAAAATACGTTGTATCATAAAATACATCATCATACGTGCCATTACCGCTGGTCTGTAGTGCAATCGCTTGAACTGGTTCGACGATACCTGATAAGATGCCGCTAGACGATAAAGATAATCCCGGTGGCAAACTACCGTCACCCGCGGCTATAAAATATGTTAATGCTTCACCGTCCGGATCAAATGCTTCTAATTTGTAATTGATTACTGATTTACCCAATGCAAATTTTTGTCCGTGTCGGCCAACTGCTAATAATCCGGGAGGGGTAATTATAACTGGTAGTTGTCCGCCATTAACAACTATGTTAAACGTTCTATCGGCAATTTCTAAACCCAGTTGTGCTCTTATACAGAATGTGAAAGTTGTAGATCTCACAACACCGTATGGGACTCCAACAATATAGTGTCCTTCTATTCGCAATCCGGGAGGCAATGATCCTGAGATAATTTTAAATGTTGGAGCGGGTACTGATACAGGAGTAATAATTGGCAATGGAATATTAACAATTACACGTTCTTGAAAAGTTCCCTTATCAAAACTTGTTGTTCTAGAATCAAATGTAGTTCTAGCAACATCTAAGGTAAGATCGCCTGTTATTCCTGAAATGCCAGGTAATGTGTATCCGGAAGGTTGTGTCCAAATATTAAGCATCTTTTATTTCCGGCTAGTAAGCCAATTAAGCGATTTGGCCAAAATCTAAGTCATTGTTTATTAATGGTCCCATACCAGCTGATATAAATCCCATATCTATATCAATAGTATTGTAGTTTGCAATAAAAATACCCATGTCCATATTAAATGCTTGAGTCTGTAACATCATACCAAACATAGCATTCAGAACACCTACATTAATGCCATATACGTTTGTTTCAATATTGCCAGTTCCTACAGTATCGATAACTCTGCGTCCGTTGATGTTAAGGTTTCCGCCCAGTACCGGAGCAGTATCATTTTGTACACCTGCACCACTACGCAAGTCAATAATATTTGCACCAGCAACAATATTAATACTGTTATCACTGCTGGTTAAACTTTTAAATTCAGCAGTAGTGTCATTTTTATCTTTAAAAATTCCAATGGTAGAACTAATTGTTGTACCGTCAGCAGTTCCATAAACCCCTGGGTCAGTTGGATAACGTAATGTTATACTAGTAAGTGTACTATCAGTACACAACCAATGTCCGTTATACAAAGGATTTGTATTGCCGTTCAAGTAATAATATTGATTTGTGGCAGGGATAACACTTTGTTGACTAATAACTAGGGTTACTAAAAACGGAGCAGAACTTGTTTTATTAAGGAATCTGCTGACTACAATGGAATTTACACCTAAGTTTGTACCTTCGGCAATTGGAACGTCAGTTCCTAATAAACTAAAGTTTTCGTTTACTTTTCTAAATGCTGTACGCAGATCGTCGCCGGACCCGTCGTTTGCATAACTTCCTAAATTAATCGTTTGAATTGGCATAGTTTCCGCTCTCTTTTAGTATTTACCGTTTTATCGTACCCAGTACCAGATGACACCTGGACGAGCACCGTCTTCAATGTTACTTAACCACGGAGCAGGATTCCAACCACCGCCGGTAATTAATGTACCCCACCAACCGCCGCGGAACCCGTCTGTAGTCAACCAACCATAGTTAATACCAATACCTACCCACGGCATACGTGCTTCCATAGACTCGTCACCATAATTCCAAGTATTGCCATTGTAACCAAAACGTGCTAGTTCTGTGATGTTCTTACGCCAGCCTGGTGTGCCTAAATCAGCATCGCCTAGACTACCTTCTTCAAGAGTCTGTATAAATGAGTACGGTTCATTAGCAGTCCACGCACCACCTAGTGATCCATGTTCGCGAGCAGTGATCATAAAATCGAATCCTGACTCGCTACGTTTAATCTTGTCCGCCCAACTTAAAATACTATAGTTGTAGTCTGTTGATTGTACATCGTAGCCAACTAACTGTGTAGGGCAAGTTGTAGGATTACAACTATACACTTGTTCTGGCATCCACTCGCAAGCTGAATTTTGCACAATCAAAGTCCAGCCGCCGCCCAGGGTAGTCATGTCACAGTATACTTGGAACGGATCTCCATTGTTGATAGCATCGTTCTGAATCCAGTATACACCATCCTCACTGTCTGGATAGTCCTGTTTAATCTGCCAAGCACTGGTGCTGTATTCTTCAATAGTCTTACCAGTGTGGATGCCCAATGCTATACTACGTGCTTTACGTTCTACTCGTTCACGTGCTAGTACAGCTAGTTCGTCTGCTCGCAAAGCCGCAATTAATGATTGTCTATCACTAGGGGGTAATGTTTCGTAATATGTTAATATAGTTTCTTGATTCACAATTACTTCAGTAGTAATGTTTTCTTCAATAAGTTCATGAGCAGGAGTAAGATTTTCAAAATCAATTACACTAAAACCGCGAGCTAGATTTGCCATATATTATCCTTAAGCCTTTGTAGTCCAAGTTGTAGTTAATGCTGTATATGTTATAGCAGTTGACCTTGCGGTGTTTGCTGTAAAAAAGTTATTAGCCGCAACTAAAAATGTTCCTGAAACACCTTGAACAGCGTAGCCACTCCCAGCAGGCACAGTGATCAAATTGTTCCCTAATGTAACAACACCACCGGCAGTATTCATTTTAATACCGTTGCCGTTTGCTTGTGTATTATTAATAACGCTGTTAGTAATAGTTAACTGGCCAGTTCCATAAGTTTCGCATACAACATCGCCAGTAGCATCCAATTCACTACTATCGATAGTCATAACAGCACCAGTTTGAACAGCCGCAACTTGTACAGCACCGCTAGTTTCGATGTCTGTTACATAACAACCACCTTTGGTTACGTTAATACAATAAACATCACCAGTACCACTGTGTGCTAAATGTGCAGTGTCCATTTGTAGTGTACTGCCGCTACCAGTGTTATCCATATAGATACCGGCCCCAGTACCGTTAGCATCTAACCACATATCACGAACAAATAATTTTTGTGGTGCAGTTCCAGTAAAGTAAATGCAACGTCCATTACTAGGAGCAACAATTCTTAAGTTACTAATTGAATAATGATTTGAAACAGTTGTACCTGTGCTTGATGTAATAGTTACTGTA